TTGATTAATGGTTCCATACTCAGTCATATATGTAGTTGTACCGTCATGAATAACGTTAATGTTAGTCATGTTATAGTTTGTTCCTTCGGTTACTTGAATTTGATAATTTACAGATCTGTAAGTTGATGCACTAATTGACATAACAACTGCTGCACCTAATCCAGATGTTGTCAAGATACCGGATTGAATATCACCTGCGATTAACTCTAAGTTTGATGCAGATACAGGAGCAAAAGTAAATTCACTTGTTGATGCATTATATCTTAAAAATCTACCATCACCTAGATTTGTGCTGTCAACATCACTTAACCCAACAAGAGTAGATGGTCCACTACTTAAAGCAGTGCTTGCAATTCCAACCCAATCCGTTCCATTAAAAATTAAAAGTTTGTTTTGACCTGTGCTTTCGTCAAAACTGACATCGGCAAGGTCTTTTACAAATCCAGCACCGCCACCGCCGATGCTTGCAAGTTGCATCTGGACTCTGTTAATAAAAATTCTATAATGATCCTGTAGATCTTTAAGAGTTACATAATTTTTATCTAAAGGTGTTAGTGGATCGGGATTTTTTGTTGAAGGTGGATCTGCGAGATCTTCTGTTAAAAGTTTTTTCTCATCAAATTTTTCTAAAATTGATTCTAATTGAGAAATTTTTTCTAAAAGTTGATTATTTTTCTTCTCAATATCATCAATTTTGATCTTTGACAGAGTTTCTTTTAAAGTGTCTTTCGCATCTTGAATATGTTTTTCATTTCTAACAAAGTTAATTTCTAAGTCTTTTACTTTGTCTAAGATATTTTGCTCAAAATATCCAACCTCATTTTTTAGGATATCATAATATTTTGTTGTGCTAATATCTAAATTGCTTTGAAGATCACTAACATCTTTAGTTAGGTTTTCTTCTAAATTTGTTATCTTCTCTGAAAAAATATCAAGTCTATCGGAATAATTTTCAAGTTTTTTATTCTCACTTATTTCTCTATTTCTAAAGTCCTTATGTAAATTTTCATATGTATTTGATATAGATGATATTTCATTTTTAGAATCAGATATAAAATATTCTATTTCGGAAATTTTAGAACTTAAAGTCTCATCAATAATATTTTTTTCTTGAGTTACCTTCTTCTCTAAATCTTCAACTGTTTGATTTACTTTTAAAATATTATTTTCAATATTTTCAGTTAATCTTTTAATATCGTTTTCGTTTTTAAGAGAAGATTCAACTAGTATATTCCTATATTTGGGAACTTCTGAATTTATAAAACTATCTAATTCTTTTTTTATCTCATTAATTCTAAATTGATGATCTGATTCAATTTCTTCGTATTTTCTCTCAATATATTTTTTTGATTCCGATAACTTTTCTTCTGTTCTTGTTTCAGTTTCTGCAAAAAACTTCTTATATTTTGGTAATTCTTTTTCTAAAGTAAAATCTAGTTTCTTCTCTATAGAAAAAACATTCTCTTTTATTTCAAAAAGATTATTTTCATTAATACCCTGAACAGTTTCTGTAATTGATAACAATTTTTCTGATATTTGCTTATCAATTCTTTCAACTTCTAGATCTAATGTTTTTTTATAATCAATAAATCTTTCATCAATCCTTATTTCAGACTGCGATACAGAATTTTTAATTTTGGGAACTTCTACATCCAAAAAATCTTCAATAGTTTCTGATAAAGATAAAAATTCATCTTTAATATCTAATAGAGTTTTTGAATTTAAATATTTTATATTATCCTGAACATTTTTAATAGATTCCTCAACAAAAAACAGTTGAGACATCATTGCATTATCAAGATCTTCTTTTTTAATACAAGTTTCAATTTCTTCTTTTAAAAGATCTATGCATTCTGACAGGTTATTTACTTTTTCAATATTTGACTTAAACCCATCTATGTTGTTAGTAAACTCTGTTAATGACTGAATATTGCTTAGATTATATTTAAAAACGTCAAATGCTTCTGTTAATTTTTCTATTTTTTCTGGAGCAGCAGAATTTAACTCCTCATTAACAAGGTCAAGAGAATTTTTGGAATTAATATCATTAAAAAATTCTGAGGGTTTTCTTAGGGGCACCTACTATTACTCCATATTCATCTATAATAGTATTTATTTTACAACAAATTTATTCCTTATCCAAATCTTTGTTTTTCAAAAGTTTTGCCAGTTCTGCTGTAGAACCAACAAAAAGTGCATTAGTTACATTTGAAGGACCTTTTGCTTGCTTTTCTTCTTCAACTTCTTTTAGTTTTTTCTGTAGATCCATCAATTTATCAGTAGCATCAGCAACATTTTTAATCAACTGACCTGCAACTTCATATGCTCTTGGCATCTCACTTTCTTGGGCTAGTTCAAGAATTCCATTAATAGCTTCCTGACCTTTTTCAATTAAACTATACAGATTACCTCTAGTATATTCATAGTCCTTTTTAATATCTTCTACTGACGATTTAATATTTTCAATTTTTTCAATTCTTCCTTCCGGTTCGCTTGATACAACCTCTCCCTCAACATTAAATGCTTCATTCAAATCGTCAAATTTTTTTGTCATTTTCATACCGTGCTACCACTAAATCCAAAGTCATCACCCTCTTCAATTAGAGCATTGTCTGCAGTTGTAATTGATTTAACTTCTGCACCTCTCAAATGAGATGTAATTGTTGTTCCATCTTTTCCTCTTTCAACTGTCAATACATTACCACTCTTGGACTTGACATAGACTTCTTCACCTTCAATGTCCAGATAGGTTTTTACAGTTATTGAACTTGCATCATCAACTGTTAACAGTGTATCTGTAGTTGTTGTATCTTTTGAGAGAGTTGTGACAACAGTTCCTGTATAGTTTTTGATTGCTCTTGGAGTTGAAGTAAAAACAACTTCTCTTGTTGTATTTGAAAGATCTGTTCCAGTAAGATAACTGACTTTTGCAGATTTGATAATATCTTTTGTTGCGCTGGAAGTAGGTCCAAAGAGATATGTCTTTGCAGTAAATCTTAAAGTATAAAGAAGTACTCTTCTTGTTGAAAAATCACCTTCATAATCATCTTGCATAGTCACATTTTCTAAGATTATTGGAATATCTCTTTTTTCTTTTATCTCCTCTACCAATTCCACAGTTAAATTATATGATGGTTGAAAATATGGTAAAATTTGCTCAACAATTTGCAAAGCATCATCATTTAACTTTGTCATAATGCTCAGTTCAAATTGCATATTATAAGGAACTGGCATATATGACTTTTTAGTTTCGGATCCATCGGTTGAATCCTTCACCAAAAATGTTTGAGTTGTGGTTACTTTTCTTGACGGATCGTATGTCAACCCAGTAAATTCAAATGACATTCTTGGTAATGTCAAAGATGTTGGTTTATTTAAATCTGGTGATTGATTTAATCTAGCCAAGAATTTTTGAGTTGGTCCATAAGCCAAGGGAACCTTAACAACACTTACAACTTGATCGGAAGAGTTAGTGTGCTTGATTGAAATATTATTAAAAAGTGTGCCAAAAGCTATGACAGTTCTTCTTAAAATTTCGTTGTAAAAATACTCAAACATGGTTAGATCCCTTTATAATATTATTAAAGCTAATAAATGTTATTTATGGAATCCCAAAAGGATTGCGCTCAGAAAAGTCTACAATCAAATCTGCTTCTGTTTCTATTTCAGAATTACTTGAGAATCCGTCGTTTGGTGGATTTAAATCTACTACTCTCAATTGATGAGATGCTGCAGATTCTGATCCAACTATGTCCTCTCCAATCTGGAAAGATCCAGTAACTGATGCAACTTCAAGTTGATTTGTGGATGAGTTCCAAGATCTTACTTTTGCGGTTGTTCCACTTATAGATCCAGTTACAGTTTCGTTGAATACAAAGTCACCCGTAGAGTTTATGGATGGTGAAGTAACTGTAATGGTTGGTGCTACACTGTATCCAAGACCAGCGTTAGTAATTCTAATTGCAGTTATTGTTCCAGCTGCACTTACGACTGCTGTCGCTGTTGCGGATTCAGTTGTAACACCAGTCAAGAATATTTCGTCGGTAAATGTAACCTGTGGTGCAGATGTATATCCAGCGCCAGCATTTGTAACAGTTATTATACCAACAACACCATCTCCAATAGTCGCTGTGGCAGCAGCTCCTGCTCCTCTACCACCGATGAATCTTATGCTAGGGGCAACTGTATACCCTGCACCTGGATTAGTTATATCAGCTCTTTGAACTGATTGTGCATTTGGATTTACATTGTCTGTGCAGACAACAATTCCGGAAATCATTACAGCAGTTGCTATTCCCGTTATTCCTCCAGTTGGTGCTGAAGATATACCAACTGTAGGAATAGATGAATACCCACCACCCCTATTAGTAATAGTGATAAGTCTAATACCACCAGAAGTAATAATACCAGAAACGGCAGTTGCAGTAACTCCAGTTCCTACAAGAGTAAGAGTTTGTGTATTTCCCAGAATCGTTGAAATACCATCTTCGGTTTGACCGATAGATCCCGATTCACCGATACCACCAACCAATACATCATCAATATCAGACACACCAGTATCAATAACTTCATCTTCATATCTAAAGAGTTCACATTTTAGTTGATAAACATAATTTTTTTGAAGTTGATAAAATGGTTTCTCATGCTCAACAAATTTAACTTCAAATAATCTGTCACCTAAGGGGAAGTATATGAGATCACCTTCTTTAGGTCTGGTTGATAATTTTATATTTGACTCATTTTTTATCAATGGTGAAATATAAGTCTCAAATCTTTCCCTAGAAATTGTTAGTGTTATTTCTTGAGTTTGTTGAATACCAAATTTTGACAAAATTGTTGCATTGTCAGAATATCCATCAAAATTTTCTAAATACGCTTCCAATGGATATGCGTCATCAAATACAGATTGTATAACCTCTCTCAGTACAGTTTTTTCTGTTATATATTTTCTCGGTAAATAATGAATTTCAACACCATACATTCTCAACTGTTCGTTGATCAAATCTTGAATTAGATTCTGCTCAGATCTAGAACCTTGTTGAAAAAAAGGATTAAGCATGTTCTTAACCGATCATGTCTAAAGGTGGAAGTTCATAAGTAGACATCATTTTTTCGGATATTGCATCAAGTTCTTTTTGTGCATCATCATAAATTTGTCTTCCATTTAACTCAACCCCACCTGGAAGTTTTACTCCTTGGAACTTAATTAAATTTTGTCCCCACTGTTTTTTAATAAGAGATGTCAAATATTTTTTTAAGAAAGAGTCATTCCAAACTCTTGTATAATCGTTTGGATCTAAAACTCTATAACAATCAATAATAATGTAGTCTCCTACTTGAACACTTCCCCAATCAATATCCAAGTATAATCTATCTTGTCTTTGATTAAATCTAATTTGCTTCTGTGTTGTCAGAAGAAAGTCAAGATCCTCCAAATATGTTTTTGTCATCGCATACGTTAGGATTTCTGTAGACCCCCAATAGTAAATATCATTTAAAAACAATTGATATTTGACACTAAACATATTATTTGTTGTTGTATTAGTGCCATCAAAATGATAAATTTTTGTTATACCAATAACTGATGGTGGAATTTGTAAAAAATTACTATTTTCTTTGTATGAAAAGGTTGTAGAAACTCCAGCGATAGTTGCAGATGCTGTAGTTGTTACTATTCCTGCACTTGTGTTATTTGGTGCTCTTCCTCTATCAATATCTTCTTGAGTTAATTGATATTTTAAAAATACTTGACCAACACCATCAAAATGCCTTTCCTGAAAATACTGAACAGCATCATCTACAAGATCTTCTATTTGCTCATCAGCAACGTTGATCTCTAAAACTGGAGCACCCAGTTGTCTTTTACAATAATTTATTAGTTCAGATCTACTTGATGGTTGTGCCATTTACCAATTTTCCCCTAAGTGTATTTATGCTGGGGCTGAAGAGATGCCTGGTAAGACTAGTATATTTCCGTTTGTTATGTTATAAACAGTTGATCCAGAGCTCACTAATACGTTGTAAACATATCTACCTTCAGCAAGACTTCTTGTTGCGGTTGACCCTAAAGAAATCTCAAACTTACCTCCAGCGGCACTAGTAAATCCAACATTAAAGGTTGCAACTGCGTATGAACTAGATCCAATAGAAACGCTTTTTGACATTTGCGCGGATCCAGTATATCCAGTAAAATTATAAGCAGAACTTGATGTATTAACTACATTAAATTTTGCTTTAAAATCTGATCCAGTGTTAATAGTAAAATTTGATCCTACTGGTACACCCGAATCTGGATCAAAAGTAATATTTCTACTTGGCATCAGAAACTCCTAATTTTGCTAAACTTGAAACAACTTCTTGTTGTTTTAAATAAAGTTTATAGTAACACTTAGCAACTAGTTTTACCATTTCAACATCATCTATACTATCTATCTCAGAACAAACTTTGAAATATTCAAAGCTCTTGCTGAGATTTTCTAGTTCAATTTTGTCCGGATCCATTTCCATTTAATAACTCCCTTAGCAAGAATTTAATTTCATCAATATCACTCTTCATACTAGCAACTTCTTGCTCAATATTTTGTACTTTTTGATTCTTTTCATTTTTTGCTGCACGTCTTGCAACATATTGTTCGTAATCCAATTTATTTACATTTAGTATTGAATTTGTTTGAGGGTCTCTTGCAAGATCTGCATGACCCTCCACACCATATCTTTCCATATCAAGCAAGTGCAATCACTCTCAAATCTTTAATTCTTGGTACATATACTTGACTTGTTGATGTCAAGACAATTTTCACTCTATATGTTCTAAAGTCTGGTAAATTATCTGCAGTGAAAGTATACTCTTTGAATTCAGTAGACTCTGGATTAAATCCATAAGTATTTGTTTTTGGAACAAATATATCAGATTCACCGTTGTTATCACTTGTAGAAATAATTCTTCCTCTTGTATCAAGGTTAGAATAACCAGGGAAAGGAACAAAAATTGGATTTGCACCCGCTTCATTGGCAACATAGTAGAATGCTCTAATATCACATTTTGTGCTAATGTGAGCAGCTAAAAGAACTTTGAGAGAAGAAGCTGAATTTTCTAAAACAATCTCTTTAGAAATATATTGACATGCTGTAGGATCGGTAGCAATTTCATTCACTCTCCTGTCTGCTGCATAATCTTCAATAGCATTATTAACTCTATTTGAAGTGAGAATTACGCTTGTTCTTTGACCATCAATTACTGGAGAAACACGACTATCAACTGTTCCCATGAATATTCTCATATTCATTGACTTAGATCCAGGAATATTTGCAAGTTGATTGTCCTCATTTACCTTAGAAGCAATCATTCTTGGAGAATCAAGATAATTTGTTTCGTTCAGAGTAATAGTTTCAAATCCATTATCAATATATGGAATTTCTGTTCCATTTATGCTCTTAGATGTAATTGTTCTCAATTCTCCACTAATATTTGTTCCCCGGACAGTTACATTTTGAACAATAGGTGTGACTATTTCAAATGGCATATTTTGAGATGCCTTAACATTATATCCACCAGCAGATTTTGTTTGATTTACATAAAGAGCAGGGAATCCGCTATCATCACTTCTATCATCATTATCAATATCAAGTGCTCCCATGTTCAACTTGATATTATAATAGTCAAAACCTATTGGATCTGAAACTGTAACATCATTAAGGTCATGAGTTTTGTTAATTCTTGCGAGATTAACTCCACCAATTTCATACTTATAAACAGGGGTACCAACAGGATATGTGATTGGATTTGCTCCTCTTACAATATTTCCACCAATAGTATTTCCAGAAACTGTAGTGTATTCAATAATTTCTTCACCAATTAATAGATAACCAATATTTGTTGTTCCAACACCTACATTTTCAAATGTTGAGAAGCTTGTAGCACTGTCAACCACCATTCCATCTGTTGAAGATGCATTATATTCTGCAGTTAGTTTTGTTGGTTTTATGTCAGGAAGAACACCAGAAATCTTAACAAGATTATCCGAGAAATACATTCCATGGTTTTGGTGATTTACTTTAATGTGTAAACCATCATTAACAACGTTTATTGCAGAAAGAGTAACGTTTCCACCAGTGGATGCATTCAACGATGTAGTAACTCCAGAACTATTGGTATACTGCATCGTATAACCGGCACCTGTTATAAAGTTACCCTGGACATTATCAAGAACGAGTTGATTTGTGCTTGCAATTGAAACAACGGTCAATCTAGCATTTCTACCAACAGAACTTACTCCAATTGTGCTTATTCCAA